GATTCCCCATGGCATCGAGTTCAGCTTCAGTCGGCAGGCGTTTCTGCTCGTACTCGACGTCCTGGAGCTTCTGCCGGCCTTTGCTCTCCCTGATGTCCTGACCGGTCTTGAACCCGGCGACGAAATCCTTAAGCTCTTGCCCAAAACTCATGGTTGTAACTCCAGAGCTTTTTCAACCGGCCATCCGCACTGCACGATGCGAGCGCGAACCCTGTCGTAATCACGGCCGTACTTCTTGCAGGCATCGACAAGGTCCATCTCGATGCCATCAACAACTACATGATGCTTGCGCTTACGTGCCCGAGCCTGGAGTTTCGTCGACGCCCAGCGGCAATTGCCAGGCTCGTAGTTTCCATTGACGTCGTCGCGATCAATAGAATGCTTTGGCGATGGCTTAAAACCCATATCTTTCATGAAGTTAGTAAAGCCGTCAGCACCGAGCCAGCGTTCACAGACACGGATGCCGCGCCCACCATAGCGATGCCAACGATTATGCTTAGGGTAGTAACAGCGCTGCAGCATACCGATGTAGCTATTGTATTCAGGTGTTGGCTTACCCAGCAAACAATGACCATGCTTGGTATTACCGTGCAGACCAGTACCCCTCTTGTAGTCCTTCATCATTTCCCCCTACCAAGTCCCTTCAATGTCTTAGCTAACCTTGCTTGTTTACCAACCTTGCCACCACGTTTAGCCGCTTGCTCGATCTTGCCAGATGGAATCTTCTGCCCTTCTGGCACACCCAATGAGCGATGAAGACCACCCTTGTTCTTCGTCGCTTCTGCGATCCACTTCTTTGCCATGACTTCCTCCTAGCCGGCAGGCATCGGGATGGCGCCGACGCTGTCGGGCAGAATCGGCGGACCCTGCTCAGGCTGCGCCGGCCGCTCACCATTGGCGCCGGTCATTTCCTTGCGCGCCTTGTTGATCATCTGCTGCATGCCCTTTTCCCCGACCCACTTCATGACATCTTCGGGGATGACAAACTCGCCAGCGTTCAGCTGAGCTGGCGCCTGACCGTCGATAACGGCCGGCACGTCGTCGGGAATGGCGCCACCCGAAGGACTGGCTTCGGGAGGAATGGAAAGCCCTCCGTCCGGAATGGCGCCACCTTCCTGGAAGAGGCCGCCGAGGGCGCCGCCGGCCGCTCCGCCAGCCGGCCCACCCAGGAACGTGCCAGCGACAGTGCCGAGCAGGCCACCCCAGCCCGAGGAGGAACCCTGGTTCGCTTTCCAGCGGTCCATCTGGTTGGAGAAACCGGTGTTGAGAATGTTGCCCCACTGGCCGATAGCCGTGTTGCCCAGCCCCTGCCAGCCCTGTCCGGTGCCCATCGTCTGGGCGCCTGACGCCGTCTGCGCCAGGGTGGTGTTGGCGGCCTGGTTGCCAGCCTGCCCGGCGCCCGCCATGTTGGCCTGTATCTGGCCGGGATAGCCGCGGCCTACGTTGATGGCCTCCGAACGAAGCGCACGGCCAATATTTTCGGTCTGCGTCCTGGCTTGATTTCCTGCAGAAGCCTGCGCTGCAGCTTCCGCAACCCGTGTCCCAAGGTCCAGCGCGCCAGCCCGCGTCTGCGACGGGTCAACGCCGAACTGTTCGAGACGATCTTGAGCTGTCTGGCGAGCCGCCTCGAACTGGGAAGCAACGTCAGCTTCCGCCTTACCGGCTTCAACTTCCATCCTTTCTGGGCTGGCGTAGGTTTCGGCTTCGTAGGCAAGCTGTTCCTCCAGCGGTTCGAACAGGGTCTGGTAGCGTTCACGGGCGCGGGCGGCGTCGGCCTCCTGCTGATCCAGGGCGCCGAGCGCCTTGTTGACCACGACATCGGTCAGCGCCTTGTTCTCGGCGTAGGTCGTCTCGGCCCATTCCTGCTGTCGCTTGGCGAGTTCGTAGGAATATTGTGCGGATTGCTGCGATGCGGCCGCCAATGGTCCGTAGTCAGGTGCCTTAGGCGCCTTTGACTTACCACCCAATTTAGCCTCCCTCAGTGAACGTAAGGCTGTATGTGTCTGGGCCTGATTTTCAGAAACCTGCAGGTCTCGCGATCCATGCGCATGACCAGGCAGGCGATGTTGTGCGGAAACACTCCCTCCACGCGAGCAACGTAATTGAAACCGAGATTCTCGTTGAACCGTCTGGCTGACCAGTTGTCCTCGGGAACCTGTCCGAAGATTCGTTTAACCCCAAGTTGGTTGAAGGGGTAGTCGAAAGTGACGAACAGCAAGTCCCTGTTGATCCAGCGCGGATGCCAGGAGGCTGAATGGATGGCGATGGATTCGCCGGTATAGTGCGAAAAGACCACCCCGCCCATGCGCAAATCGTTCTTTACCCGGCAGATCGAAACGCAGGTTTTTGGGTTGTAGTCGGTCCCCGCAAGATCGGCGATGGCTTCGCCGCAGGCGTGGTCGTTAAGAACGATCTGATCCAATATCGGCTGGCACCTGTTCCGGCTTGATGACTCCTGTTTCGACAAGATCGCCCCAGGTCACGGCCACGTCGTCGCGACCGCCGCGCTGCCCGGCCAGCGCCTCGACCAGTTCCTTCAACGCCATGACGCTGACACGCAGGGACGCGACGGATTCGTAAGGCTCGGGGATCGTCGCCTGGGTGCGTTTCCTAGACATTGCGCAACTCCTTCATGGTCGAGGCGACGTGCATCGAATAGATCGGCGCCCGACCGCGCAGTTCGAACTGCCAGATGTCGGCCTTGTAGCCGGACGGCAACCGGGTCGGCCGGCCATTGCGCGGCACCGCCTGGTCGTACACCAGGCGCCGGTCGGCGAAGACGCGGAAGCGCACCCGCTCGGAGGAGGCGATGATATCGGTGCCGATGCTGTTGTTGGCGTAACGCGCCTCGTCCCAGTAGATCGCATAGGCGCCGAAATTCTCCTGGTACTGGAACTGGAATTCCTTCGACCGCCACAGCACCGGCAACAGATCGGTGGTCGGCGGGTCCCAGCGCTGCACCATGCCCTCCAGGATGACGAACACCTCGCCCGACCAGAAATCGGAATTCAGCGCCTTGACGTCCTCGAACTCGCTCAGCTCGGTGAGCGCCACCTTGAGCGAGGTCGGGTCGAGGTAGAAGCCGGAGCGCGGGCTGGGCAGCGGCGGCATCCGCATCGCCAGGTAGCCCTCCTGGTAGCGGACGGCGCGCAGGTATTGTGGCGCATAGTCCCTGACCCAGTCTTCCTTGGTGATCAGCTCCTTGGTGACATTCTGGATGCCGCCGGGGCCGACCAGCACCAGGCCGTTCTGTGACGCATAGATGACGCCCTGCGGCGTTGACACGATGGAGCCGCGGGACAGGCAGGGTTCATCCGCGGTCGCCTTGGTGAAGGCGCAGGTCGCCGGCTTGGCGCCGGTGATCGTCGCCGGATAGCCCTGCGTGCAGACCACGCAGGTCTGGCCGAGGATGCCCAGCCCGACGACCGGGGTTTCCGTCGCCTGCTTGTATTCGGCCGGCCAGGCATGCCAGCGGTAAGACTCCGACATGAAGATGTTGGAGCCGTCGAAGCCGATCAGGAAGCCGTTCGGCATCGCGATCCAGCCCTTCAGTGTGGTCGGCGGCGGCGCCCAGGATGTCGACTCCAGGCGCAGGTTGTTGACGATCACCGCGTCAGTCGCCTTCGACGTGTCGTCAGCATAGGTGGTGGTCGCCAGCGCCACCACGTTGACGAAGTAGAAGGTCGTCTGGCCGGAGGCACCGGTCACCGTGCGATAGAGCCGCTTCTCTTTCCAGGCCGGCTGCAATGGACTGGTCGCCGGTGTCGGCGGCACCACAATGTTGCCAATGTTCCAGATCGCATTGCCGTTGCCGGAGCCGACCACCGGCAGCGATGGCGAGGATTCCTCGCCGAACTCATTGACCCAGGTGTAGACATAGCTGCGTGTCAGCACCGGCGCGGCACCGCCGGTGATCGAGGTAATCGTGGGTTTATTCGGGTTGTTGCCCGAGCCGTCATAGTCGTTCGACGGCCCCGGCACGCCGAGCCGGTAGGCCGGCAAGCCATCGCGTAGCCGGGCATAGGTGTTGAACATCGGCCCGCTGGTTGGCGAACAGAAATAATAGCGCTCGAAACTGTCCTGCACCAATTGCCCGCGCAGGATGTCGGTGTCATGGTCGACGAACTGCAACCAGACAGAGTCGCCGAGGTACGACGGCGGCGGTACGTATCCGGGATAGGCCGGGTCGCCGCCGGGCGTCCGTTTTGGAATCCGGAACACCCGGCGGGTCGCCGCCTGTATGGCGATGAGATCGAGCGGGGGACGTATTCCGCGCAACTCCGACCCATACAGCCAAGTATTGTAAGCCAGGGTGGCGAAGTTTTCCGGCAGCGCCCGGTCGCCCTGGGTGGGGACAGCGCCGGAAAAGTCCTGGATACGAAGAACGGGCATCAGGTCACCGTCACCGCAATGTTTTCAGTCCTGGTCTGCCCCAGGCTGTCCGTCGCCGTGATCCCGACCGTCGTCACACCGACTGGTCCCACCGGATCGGCGCCCGTTCTGAGCAGATTACCAGCGATGTTGAGTGTCAGACCACCGGCATTGGCAATCGTGTAGGTGATGGGCGGCGTACCGCCGGTCACCGCCAATGCCGCCACCGTGCGATTGACAGCACCTGCCGCCGTGATCGACGTCGTGTCGGGACTGATGCTGGTGATCGCGACGATCCTGCCCTGTACTTCCCTTAAATGGCGCTGCGAACGTCCTTGCGGCATCAGGCTTCTCCGTTAACCGTCAATCTTCCCTTCGCCTCGATGGGCGTCTCCAGGGTGACATCGTTGTCGACGACAACGGTCTGGCCGTCGACCGACAGCACCGTGTAAGCGCCGTTGATCGAGGTGTTGCCGGTCGCCTCGACCAGCACCGCGTCGCCAACGCGGACATCGCCGTCAGCAAGTGTCACCGCAATGCCGTCGGGATGGTCCTCGACCAGAGTAATCGTGAACGGACCAGCGGGGAATGTACGCTGCTCCTCCACTTGCGGATCGGTGAAGGTAAACGTCTTCTCCACCTCGCTGCGCTGGCCGTCGGGATTGCGCACCCACACCGGCACGCTGATCGCTACCTCGGCAAGCGACGGCTTGACGATAGTCGACAACTGCAGATCGCCATGAAACGTTGTCGGCTCGTCGCCACCATTGAAGACGATCACCGCTCCTTCAACGAACCGCTGACCGTTGACGTTCATCGTCACATCGGCAGTGCCGATTCTGGCGCTCGACGGGTTGATCGAGTTGAGAGCCGGCGGCATGCCCTCGGGGTCCGGCGGCAAAGGTTCAGGCTGGACGCCCGCAGGAATAGCGCCACTCATCGAACTGCCCTGCAGCGGCCCGCCAGCAGGTCCTTCAGGAACTTTGAAACCACCTTCAGGCGGCGCAGCCTCCCTCGGCTTCAAAACATTCAGCTGTTCCGGGTCGACCTGTGCGACAACCGACTCGGCAACGACGCCCTGCGCATGCACCTCGCCGTTCGAGGCGGTGTTGTAGTTCTCGATCTTGTGCCGCTGGGACATGGCGTCCTCCTAGAGTTTCATGATGAAAGCGAGCGCATAGAACGGGATCGCCTCCCTCAGCGCTGTCGACGCAATGTTGTGCTTATGGATGCCGGCGTACTGCTCGGTATGCGTATGTGCCTGATTGCCACCCTCGGCAGGGATGCTGTGATAATGGTTCTGAGTTACGCCACTCGTGCCGCCAGAGACGTTGTGGTAGTGCGCCACGTTGCGGCCAGTGGTAGCGTCCTGGCTCGTGCCGCCACTGCCGGACGGACGGTTGCCGCCGCTGGTGCTGGTTGTCGCACCGCCTGCATGAAAGTGCACATGGTCGGCGCTCTCGCCGCCGGTATTGATGTTCACATTGTGGGCGTGGTCGTGGCTGATGTAGCCGGTAATGCTGCCGTGGTTATGATATGCCATCTGCGCGACAGTGATCGCCGTGCCGTTGATGACATGGATGTGTGATCCCTGATCGTCGGTCAGCAGCGTTGCAACAGGATTGACGGCCCCGACTGCCCGGTTGCCCGCCGCCAGGATGAACTTGTCGCGCAAATCCGGGGTACCGTTAGAGCCGTCGCACAGCGACCAGCCGGCCAGTGGACCGACGCCGATCTCAGCCAGCGACCCAGAAAACATCATGATTGTCTTCGGCACCCAGTTGAAGCCGGGGATGCTGTTGAGGACGGCCTGCACTGCGGCGCTGAAATCAGTGATCTGCGACGCCGTATGGGTGTGCACCGTCGGCGCGCGGGTGGTGATCTGGGTATCGGTGTACGCCTTGGCGTTCACCAGCATCTCGTCGTCGTTTTCCAGCAGGGCGATAATGTCGGAGACCAGTACGGCAGCTGCCGGGTCGACCGCCGGGTCGACGCCCAGCCATAAGGTCCGTGATTGCAGATCGGCGTAGAGGTTCCCCGGTGCGGCACTTCCGGGAGGCGGAGCAACACGCTCGGTGACATCCATGGCTCACTCCTTCGGTGTTGGCTGTGAATCTACCTCCGGCCAGACTGTTCCTTCCGGGTCGATCACGCCAACAGAATTGACGTATTCCAGCCAGTCGCCGACCTGACTGTCCTCGGTGAGCGCCCACAACCCGCCCTGATCGTCCAGCGCCTGAATTTGTCGCGGCCCGCCAGTGGTCAGTGGATCGGGCGGTTGGTAGCGTGCTTTCACGTACGGCATCACATCCTCGCGTTGACAGCCACATATCCAGTAGTATCAGTCAGCATCAGCCCCGCTCGACCAGCGGTCATGCCACTTCCGACAGTGTCCATTTCTGCATGCCAAAGACTTGCATAACCTGTGGTTATAGAAGTCATGGCGTTGTTGGTGCCGATGTCATGGATGGTGACTGGAGAGACAATCGCATAGGCAGGACCAGCGCGCATGGTTACCGGATGCGCTGCACCAGTACGGCCATAGACCGTAGCGTTGGCGGTAACGCCCCTCCCATTTTCCATCCTGTACCAGTACCTGCATGACTCGACCATTGCAGTATGCTCACTAGGAGCTTGCCACGGCGGCGCGCGACCCGTGTTCAGCGGATCGAGGTAGAGGCCGACATCAGCCAGTTCAAAGAGACCATTAACAACACTCGTACCGTTGAACAGCCCTGTTGGTGCAATGATGTTGCCGTTGACCCAAGAACCAGCGACGGCCTCAAGGGTCGTATAATTGTTGGTGATCGTCCACCACACGGCCATACCGTTAGTATTGTCTTTCGCCCATGTTCCAGTCGTGTCGCCGAGAATGGGTACGACAACTTCTTTCCATGCATTTACTTCGCCGGACTGGATCGTGTAGCTGTAGGCAAAGCCGCGTGTCGCATTGCCATTCCTTATGCCGCCACCCCAAGTACCGGAGGCCGGATGCTTCGCCCAGAACCGCAGCACCATCGGCAGACCTATTGTGCCAAAAGCGTTGGCGGCGATCCGCTGGCCTTCGATGTACTGGACGACGCCAAAATACCGAGTGTTCGTTCCTCCCGTCGCCGCCGTCATTACCTGTAGCCTGATGATATTCGGTGAGCCATTCGGAGAGGTCGATAAAACGCTGCGCGCTGAAACCGCATCTGCCATCGGCGTCTGGATCGCCCACTGATCTGCGGGGTATAAACCAGCCGGTGACAGCAGAATGGTAGTACCGTTCTGTTGACTGATCTGAAAAGCCGGGTTGACGAGATAATTGAACGGCAGTGCCGTATCCAGCGGACCAGCATTCCAGACGCCCCCCGAAAACGTATAGACCACCGTGCCAGAGTAAAATTTTTGTCCCTCGGTCGGGCTGGATGGAAAGTTAATCGCCATCACAGCCTCGCATTGCAGGCAAAATAGTCAGCCGCCCCTGTCCAATAATTAACGGCTGGTCTGCCAATCGTAAGCCCGCCAGCGCCAGCAGTTGTATTTATTTCGACACCCATGCGGTTCGATAGATTGGTAGAGACAGCCGTGACGATTGGCGTAGCTCCTGCATCATAAACTCGTGGAGAACCGACAACCGTCACCGCAGGAGTGATGCGCATAGGCGTGCGGAACGGAGCCTGCAATCTATTGGGGGTCGTCGCACCCACGACAAGCCCGCGCAGCCCGTAAGCTGGATACCAGTAGCGCTGGCAACGAAGCAGCTCTGTCGCGTAGTCGGGCGGCTCCCATAGTGGTGCAACACCGGTCTTGTAAGGATCGGCATAGAGGCCGACTTGAGAAACACCGCAAAAATTTCCCGTTATGGCCCAGCCATTTCGCTGAGTGGACAAGGCAAAGAAATTACCAGCTTGCCAGCCCTCCACACCAATATACGTAGAACCCATGGCAATAGAAAATTCAATGCGCATACCAATAGTGGCGTCGGTAGCCCACGTTCCTGTTGTATCTCCTGGAATGATTTTAGTAATGCCAAAGGTAATATTTTCAGTAGGTCCGCTGAATGATGTTATGTAAGATCGAGTGTTATCAGCATTTGAAATTCTCACGCAATATGTACCAGACAGCGTTGAATTCCAATTGAACCGTAAAATAACCTGTTTTGCCTGAGGCGTTCCCCACCGCAAATCGGCAACTCTGAACCCTTCTATATAATGCGAAATAACAGAATAGTGTGTAGCAGCTACAGTAGCCGTCTGGCCAAAATTATTAACTGCAACAACTCTAGTCTCTTCGCCCCAACTATTGTCTGTAAGAGCAGCCAGCCAAGCACCGGGGGCAGTGCCACGGCAACGCCATTGGTCGGCCATGTAATAGTCCAGACTGGCAGTAGAAGCGGATTGGGTCCTGCCGTTCTGCTGACTGATCTGCATCGCCGGATTGATGATGTAATTCCTTGGCAGCGCCGTCTTCAACGGCGCTGGAACCCACACACCACTGCGACAGACGAACGATCTGCCGGGGCTGACGTTGTGAACCTGCCCTTCCGTTGGGGAGGATGGAAAATCGATGGCCATCACATCCTCGCACTGACAGCGATGTAATTCGCCGTCTGGCCGTCAACCAGCGTACGAACCGGTCGGCCCAAGGTGAAGCCAGATGCCGTGGCGGACAAAGAATGAGCAAATTCATTGCTGTTGTAGTTGGTGATCGAAGTGATGTTCGGCGCGACACTTATATCGTGCAGTCTAACATTCCCCACCAACGTGCGGGCTGGAGTAGCCCGCATAGGTACATAATGCGACATCCAAACAATCGGAGCCGTTGTAGTATTGACTACGCCGTCCATCCGGTAAGCTTTGTACCAGTAGCGCAGGCAGTCTTGTAGATCGTCCTCGTAGTTCGGAACCTGAAACTCCGGTGCAACACCAGTCATGTTGGGATCGGCGTAAAGGCCGATATCGGCAATCCGCAAGGCATTGTAGCTATTAGAATTAGGTACAGCAGTTGTGCCAAGGAAGTTTCCAGCAACCCATGATCCACTAGTTGCTGTCTTGTAGTTGGAACCAAGTACAGGTGAGAAGTTGATGAGCATGGCAGCCGAATTGTCTGTCGCCCATGTTCCGACCGTACAGGGAGGAACGACAAATGTATATTCTGCCCAAGTATAGGGCACGGTAATTGGAACACTCCAAACAATGCTGTGCGTGACTGGATTGTTGCGTATAGAAATGCCGATGGTAGTAGGCAATGACAGGCTGTAGTACCAACTGATAGCACAGCGAAACACCGCATACTTGGCATTGGATGTTCCCCAGCAAAGATCAGCTATGCGGTTTCCCTCGATGGATTGCTGCGTAAAGAAATACCCTGTAACTGCGTTAACCATCCTTGCGTCTCATGGATTGTTGTCGGAATGGATCGTCAATGAATATTTCGAGCCCCGTGGTGATACGAGGTCAGACTGACGAGCCAAGCCTATGTTCAACTCTGCCGTTGATCCATTTCCCAACGCCAGCAACCATTGGTCAGCAGCGTATTCCCCGCTTGTACCTGTGTACTCTTGCTGTTGAGCAATCTGGAATGCTGGATTAACCAGCTTATTCATCGGCGACGCCGTTCCAGCATTCCGCTTCCACACCCCAACGGCGCTGTCGTAAATCCACACCGGCCCTTCAGGCGGGTAGAACGCCTGTCCGTTTATTGGCGAGGATGGAAAGTCGAGCGCCATCACGTCCCCACCGAGTTGATCTGCACCCACTGACTGGACGAGCCGTCGTTGTAGTAGATGTACAGATTGCCGTTCGCCGAGTTCCACCACAGCTGGCCGTGCGTTCCAGCAGGAGCAGCATCGGCAATCGTAGCTCCAGAGGCAGGTGGTGGAATGGCGGCGATGGCAGCGGTGACGAATGCCGTCGTTGCAATGCTAGTGTCGTTGTCGCCCGCAGTCGGTGTCGGCGCTTTCGGGTCACCCGTGAAAGTCGGCGAAGCTAGGGGCGCATAGGTTGCCGGAACCGCCGTCAGATAGCCCTGCGCCTTCACAAAGGCTGTCGTCGCGATGCTGGTGTCGTTGTCAGCCGTCGCAGGTGTCGGCGCTTTCGGATCACCCGTAAAAGTCGGACTGAAAATATCGGCTTTGTTGCCTAATGCAGGCATGACGTTGGCTTGGAGGTAAAACTCAATCTCGCCCAGCGTATCCATGTCGGTCGAGGCCGAGCCGATTATCGACGCCTTCGTGGTATCGACGTACTGCTTGGTCGCTGCTTGCAGGTTCACCGTCGGGTCAGCTGGCAGCTGCACTGGCACCGTGAATGTCG